ATCTGTCCCTCGCGCTGCATCTGGTTAAGCGTGGTGCGCAGGTCCTTTTTAAAACCGTTCGGATCATTCATGTAGGCGCGATCAAGCCTGGTTGGGTGAATGTGAATGTCGCCAAACTGGTTTCCGCCACCGCCGCCAGAATTCATCTGCATCAATGCCGGCAGGTTCTTTTTCGTCGCCTGCGGATTCACAACAAACTCGCCATCGTGCAACACGGCGAGTCCTGCATTGCCACTGCCGCGCATCACTGAAAACATGCCGCCAGTATCGAATTGAGGAGGGCCAAAGAGCGTGTTGGCGCGCACATTACGTTCGCCCTGCGTATCGTTGATGTGCTTTTCAGCAGCATCGATGGCAGGGGAAACAGTGTTTTTGAACACATCGTTGCCTTGACTCTTGAGTGTGGAAAGCTGCTTTTGCGAATCAGTACGCAACTGCTCCAGCTGCTGGATCGCGGAGGAGGAGTCGATCTGAAAACCATCAAAGCCCGTCACGATCTGCTGGATATCAGGAAGTACAGTATTGTTCGCGTAATCGTTGGCTTGCTTCTTCCGTTTGCTGCCGCCGAAGATGCCGCCAAATATGCCGCCGATCAATCCGATGATGCCACCTACGAGCGCGCCGATAGGTCCACCAACCATAAAGCCGCTAAGCGCACCTGACGCCGCGCCAGTTAACGATCCAAGGAGTCCACCGCTGCTCTGGCCAACACCAAAACCGAGTAATCCACCAATTGATCCTCCAACCAGAGCTCCAGTCCCTGCGAGTCCTAAACTTGTGCCAAAGAGAGTACTGATCACGCCGCCCAGCTTCCCGCTGAGTAAAAGTCCCATCAGAAGGCCACCAACCTGCCCAGTCTTGCCGCCCAACATGCTTCCTGTTAAAGCCAGACCTAGACCACCCAGAACAGCCAGGTTGCCGCCAGAAAACAAAGCAGACAATCCTGCACCTTTAGAAGCTGACGATTTTGCGGCTGGTGATGAACCACCGATTCCGAACAATGCATCCTCGAGCGTACCCGTGTTGAGCGCTGAGCTTGCAGAGCCGAACCCGGATGTGGCGCTTGTGCCGGCTATTGCAGCTCCCAGTCCGCTCCCTGCTGAAATTCCAGGCAGCGTGAAGCTTTGACCTGCAACGCTGGTGCTCTGCGAGGAAAATCCAGGGATGCTAAATGATCCCGATGAAGAGCCAGCAACCTGGGTAGCGCTTGAGCCAAAACCCAACCCCAACATGGACAATGGATTCCCGCCACCACCGAATACATTCGCGCCTGTGCTACCTGGGCCAAACACAATCGATCCGAACAATCCACCAAACGCTGACTTCATCACGCCGAGGCTAAGAATCCATTGCGCCACGATCTGCGCAAAGAGCGCTTCAATATTGCTCAGAATGCGTTTGCCGATGTTGCCATCCAGGATGTCATCGAAGAGAGACTTGATATCGCTGCCCAGCTGCTGAGTGAGCCGCTGGTTTTCTTCCTCGATCTTTTGATTTGTCTCAGCCCACACAGCCAGACGTTGAGCTTGCGCAGAGGCGTCGATCTGCACGAGGGCGCCAGCATCGTCCTGATACTTATCGTGCAGCGTGCGTTGATTCTGATCGATCTGTAAAAGCCGCTTATTCTCTTCATCATTGATCTGCGCATAAGCCCTGAGATATGGAGGAACCATAGCCATCGCCGTTGCCGACTGCGCGTCCTGTTCCTGCTCCAGGGATTTACTCATCATCAGCGCGCGGGCATCTTGCGTGGCTTTGTCATTCGAGAGGATCTGGGCATTTGCCTGTTGATTGATGGCAACGATCTGGCGAATATATTGCGTGACAGTGATGTTGCCCTGGGCAAACGCAGATACGGCTTTGTTGATGGAATCCTGCTTGTCTGCGAGGATCTTCGCGTCACCTGCTAGACCAGCATCCCGCGCAGCTTTTTCCATCGTCTCGGTTTGTTGCTCTCCAGCAGCATTGATAGCTGCTTCTTTAGCGGCTGTGTCCTGGTGGATTTTGAGAATCTGCGCCTGGTAAAGAGCTGTCTGCTGAACTTCTGTCTGGCTCAATCCCAACTTGGTAGCGAGCTGCACGCGAAGTTCATTGATGTGATCAGTTTCTTCCTGCTTGATTTTCGCCAGGCCAGTGAGATTGTTTTCCGTCACCTGGTCATTGATCGTCATCGTTTCCTGTGCGAGCTGCTTACGAAGCTGCAGCAGTTCAGCATTCATCCTGTTCTCGGCATCGATTCGCGCAGCCTGCGCCGCCGCTCCGTTTGATGATGTGCCTGTAAACGCCCTATTGATATCGGCAAGGGCATTTGTATGCTGCTGGGCGATCTGCGAGAAGCCGCTTTTGCCTATCAGTGCTGTCGATTCCTGCGACTGAGCAATAGCATCATTCATCTGCTTGGTAAGGTCTGCCTGAGCCTGCAGAAGTTGAACGCGTTGCTGGTCTTTTTCTACGGCCTTTGCCTGAAGGCTCGCGCTCGCGGCCTGCTGAATGAGACCGTTTCCAAGAAAGGCAATGATCTTTCCTTCGAGCGTAGTCTGCGCAGAGACGAGCTGATTGCGCGTTACCTGCGCCGTGGATGCGGCATTTAGTTTAGACACTTCCTGGTTAACAAGATCGAGGTGCTGCTGCGCGATCTCAATCGTCTTAGGGTTTATAAACGCTTGCTGCGATGCCTGGACGGTATCCTTGTAGGCCTGCTGCACCCCTGCGGTGTAGCCGCCCAGATCGTTGGTGACATTGATGATCTCCTCGCCGATCTTCTCGATCATCGGCACCACAGAGGCAAAAATCGCAATATTGAAAGCGCTCGCGAGTAAAGGACCGAGCGTGGCGCTGCGCGATAACACCTGATTCAGCGCGCGATTTTGAAGGCCAAAGGTTTGCTCGAGCAGCCTTCCGGCGACATTGGCGCGCGTCTGCTCGCTCGTGAGGCCCTGGAAGGACGATGTTGCCGCGTTCACAGTGGACGACTGTGCACCCAGCGCCTGGTTAGCCTTGGTTACAGCTTCCTGCTCAGCCTCCCACTGCGCCGTGAGAATTGCCACCTGCCCGGCCGCTTTCGATGTTGACGATATCTGATTGTTGAGCGCGAGAGTGGCCGCCTGCGAAGCGCTGACGATCTTCGCTCCCATCGCGTCGCCGGCATCGCCAATGACCTTAAACCCAGTGACCGCGCCGCCCGGATCGAAAACAATCTGTAGTTCAACAGGTGTGGCCATTTATTTCTTCCTGAAGCTCATGCCGCATTTGCGGCAGCTGATCGGTGTCTTTGAATACTGGCGCGTCTCACAACGAGGACACGCTGGATGCTCGCGTGCGAACTGCTGCGCGGCAGTTTCTATCTCGCGCAGTCCTTCTGCCTCATCCGCGTAAATACTCACGTCTATGTTCGACGCGATCATGCCGCGCAGCCACATCAGATATGAGGCATATGGATAAAAACCATCCGCAAGCTTGCGTGCCGGCATCAGCTTGGCAACGGTCTCTGGAGAAGGGTCCTGCATCAACAGGTTATCCAGCTGGCGGTTTGTATCTTCCTCGCGGAGAGACTCAACCATCAGCTCCAGCGCCGCTGTGCGAATGCCGGCATTGTCCTGCGTTACGATCAAGCTGCTGACTCCGCGGCTGCTTCCTGCTGAACGTTGAATATCTGGCTCACAGCTTCAACTTTGTGATACGCGTCCATCTCGCGCTTGATCGCTTCCGCGCCTGTTAATGGAGCGCCGTTCACGCCATAACCTTCCACGGATTGAATGAGCTCATCGTAGAGATCGAGCATCACCTTATTGCGCAGGGTGTAGATCGTGGTGCCGCCGCGCCGCGATCCGCCGATGATCTTGCTCACAGAACCTGTGCGCAGATACTTCTTTTTCTGCTCGATCGACGGAGGAAGGAAGCGATGCACGAGCCCTTTAAACATCGTGGTCTCATCGCCCGCCTTGGTTTGCGACCACACGGCATCAATGCGCGATTCCACCGTGTCACAGTCAAGAGGGCTGTCATCTTCCTCGGTCGAAGCAAATACTGAACGCAGAATCCACGAGACGTTGATGGCATGGCGAGGAAACACTTTCTTGAAGTCCTCTGGCGTATTGAGTTCGCGCCTGTATCCTGTGACCTTACTGACAGTCGATTCAAACAGCTCGATGCCGGCAGTCTGCAGGTCCATGGTGTTTGTCTGTCCCTGGCCATCATTCCTGCTCGCGACATAAAGACCGTTGAAGTACCGCTCCCAGTCCTGCTGCGTAATGCGACGGAATTCAAAGGTGTAAAGGCGTTTGCCTTCGCGGACGCTGATCACGCGAGGCTGGTCAAGCATTAAAAGAGTCGAGGTAGCTGCCGCTTCCATGGTGTTTGTCTCCTGATTTGTACAATTTGTGATATTTTGCGATTTTTGCCAGTTGCCAGGAGCGAAGCGGTGCTCCCAAGCAGTGCCGCGAAGTGATGCGGTCACTCATCAGCGAAGTGATGCTGATGTCTTGCAGATAACTACTATGTATCACACGAGCGCCAGCGCTGAACAACTTTTTATTTGCCGCGTTGTGATCAGTGCGCCGACAGCAGCAACGTGCAATGCCGGATGGTCGATCACAAACACTGCCAGTTCCAGCCTGGTGCTCATGCCTGTTACATCAAAGATTGCCTTAAAGCGTTTCTTCACCGCGTCAATGCCGATTGCAAGGATCTCCGCGATGTCCTTATTCTGCTTGCCCTGGACCAGAAGAGCCAGCATGCTGAGATCACGAGGCTTGAGCGTGGATGCCACGCGCAAGCCTACGTCATCTCCAATGACCATCACTGAGTCTTCTGTATAGACAGGAATCAAGCACCAACTCCGTACGCGGACTGGTTATTGATGACCGTGGCCACAAACACTTCCTGCGTCGCTGGCTTGAGCACAGCGTTGTCGCCGGCATTCAGCGCCCACATCATTTCCTCGCCAGTTGTGCCGACCTGGAATACATCGGGCATGCTGTAAGGAAAATCGAATGTTGCCTGCTGCGCCGCGCCAGAGTTGATGGAAATCAGCACTTCTTTCTGCGTGTCATTCTCTGAAATGGTCCGCATGTCATCAGCGCTGGTTGCCTTCACGTTGAGCGAGTAGTTAGCCCGCTGCTTCAGCACCTTCATCATCGTTGCCCAGAGTCCGCCGCCAGGCGCGCGGTTTGGAGTCATCTCTGCGGTGATGTGAACCTGCCAATCAGTAACGCGCTCTTTGATGCTGCTGAGCGCCGTGGTTGCGGTTGGAAGCGCTGCGCCGGCTACAAACCCAGTGGCAGGTTCCGTAAACGTAGCTGCAGCCGCGAATGGACCGCCAGCCTGCTTTGTTTCCGTGCCTGTTGTTATGGACGCATACACATTCACTCCTGTTACTCCAGGAGGAAGTGTGGCCGGCATCGTCACCTTGGAAACGCTGTTGGCGGGCACAGCGATAGAAACTTCAAGGCTGCCCAATGTCTCGCCGGCCGCGTCCACGTAAGTGAATTTATAAAATGCAGTGCGAGCGGCCTGAGCGCCCAGCACTGTGGTTGCCAGCGTGAATGGAAAGCGCGCGTCTGTCACGTCCGGAGCGGATGGACCGATCTTAATATCGGCATCAGAGCCAAAGAGAAAGAGCGGCGCGCTCAGCTGAGGAAACGCGACAGCGCCATCAACTTTTTTGCCGCTGCCCTGCATCTTCCATTGCAGCGAGATGGGTCCTGATTCTTTTCCGCTGATGACCAGGTCGAGAATGGCCATATCAGGAAATTGATAGATCACATCATTGGTTTCCTGAAGCAGAAGCGTGGTTACAGGCGCTTGATTTGTCGCCTGAAGGAACTTCATCGTATGGGTGAACGGTCCAGAGCCTGTCACGGTCTCGCTGCCCAGGATGAAGAAGAGACACCAGCCGATCAGGAAAGCATCTGCATCCATCGTTGCATCGAACGAGGTGTCTTCCATCTGACGCAACTTCACAGCGCCGAACTGATGGCCTTTGTTAGCCATCTGCTCATCCGTATAAAACGTCGGTGTGTGCACAGCGTTGTAATTGCCCTGGTTGCGCGGGCGCTGCGTATAGCTGGCGGCCGCCACAGGAGTGAGAAAGGTATTTTGTTTGTTCGGCGCGATCGCAAGATTGCGAATATCGAGCACGTCCTGCGGCTCGTAAGCAAAGCGCAGGACGAAGAAGCGCAGAATCCAGTTAAAGAGACAGATGACTAATCTATCCAAGTTTCACCTCCTGTGTTTCGACATCGATTTCATGCTTGCCGGCCGTCGCCTGGATGCCTAGGTCCTGCAGCTCCTCAACGCCCTGCGCCTCGGCGTCCGGCACGAGCTCAAACAAAGAGTGCCCATTGACGTGCTGATGCTTCAGGACGCGATTCCAATCGAAGGCGCGCGTTACACGCTGGATCTCTCCAGCCTTGAAATAAAAAGAATGCTGGCCTTCATGCACCTGCAGCACGCTGCCGGCCGCGCGATCCGCGCCGAATTTACTCAGCTGAACATTTACAAAATCGCTCATGTAATTTACCTGCCCTTCCTTGGGGTACGTTTCACCAGGCGGCGCAGCGGAGCTACAGCAGCCATGGTGTGATTTCTTATGCGCGGCACACTTCCAACCGTCACAAATTGCAGCGGTGGAGGAGGCGGCGGCGGAGGCGCTGCGCTGATGGCTTTATTGAGAATTGGAATCAGCATTTAGTTAAAACTCGGTGCCTCACACCATTCAATAGTTCCTGTTGTCTGCTGGACCGCTGAAGATGGCATTGCATCTTTACCGATCGTGATACGTATGCCTTCGTTCTGAGCCAGCACAATCGGCCACTCCTGACCGTTTGTCGCATTGAGCAAATCGACAGCGCCCACGCCACCAGCGCAAGACCACACAGCGCCTGTTGCGGATGCTCCACCGCAGCCGATATCGACGCCGGTGAAATTCAGCGGAAGCCACGCCACAACAGAAGAAACGGCATTCGCATCGGCAGTACCAGTGCCTGCCGTGAGTGGCTGGCCAAAGCGCATATCACCCACAGCTGAAGTCGGAAAGCTGGTTTTCAGCTTGGCATTGTTGCCTGTAAGCGTGACAGCGGTACCGCCTGTATCCGATGCCGTAAAGCTCCGCACGATGTGCAGCTCGCGCTCGGCCTCGCCAGCTGTCGTGGCCGCAGTGCTGGTGATTACATTTACCTTGACGCGTTGAATAATTGCGACAGACGTGCTGGATGTCCAGCGCATCGAGAAAAGAATCGCGCCAGCTGAGAGCGCTGAATAAGTCCCAGTGCGGTTGTTAATGACATAGCAGCCAGTCGCGTTTACCGGATGACCATAAACATTGAGCGGCACAGTGAGCTGAGGCTGATTCGGAGATAGCTGAACCACGGTACTCGTGTCCGTGCTTACTGCAGCTGTCGAAGCAGCTTTCACAGTGGATTGATTCGCCGCTGTTGCCGCGCCAGTTGGAAGTGGAAGAGAGGACGCGCTCACCGGCTGTACCACGCCAGAGCCGTCTGTCTTTACGGCCGTTCCTGAACTCGCTCCCTGGATGGTGATGACATCAGCGCTGGGAGTTCCTGCTGTGCCAGGTGCAGGTTGCTTCGCTGACGTGGCAGCTCCCGAAGGAAGCGGGAGAGAGGACGCGCTGACCGGCTGGACCACGCCAGAGCCGTCCGTCTTTACTGCCGTTCCTGAGCTCGCTCCCTGGATGGTGATGACATCAGCGCTGGGAGTTCCTGCCGTGCCAGGCGCAGGTTGCTTCGCTGCGGTGGCAGCTCCCGAAGGAAGTGGGAGAGAGGACGCGCTCACCGGCTGTACCACGCCAGAGCCATCTGTCTTTACTGGCGTGCCGGCAGTCGCGCCTTGAACTGTGATGACGTCAGCACTCGGAGTGCCTGCCGTGCCAGGCGCAGGCTGCTTCGCTGAAGTCGCAGCGCCGGTCGGCAAAGGAACACTCGTCAGCGATACGGGCTGAGTCCCTGGGAAGTTGAGAACATTGACAGGCTGCGTGGTGTTTCCTGTCGGATCGACGCGAAACGGGTTAGACGAAGTTCCCAGCTCCACTCCGGAGCTGTTGCGGATATTTACATGGAATGCTCTGTTTGCCGTGATTCGCACGCCTGCAGCAGATCCACTTGCCAGCGCGCTGAGCGCATCATTGAACACGCCGCCGATGTTCGCGATAGCGGATACGCTCTGTGTGAAAGAAGAGTTATCTAGAAACGACGGCGTAGCCGAGCAGCCAACGATGCAGTTCACCTTGAAGGCGTGGTTAGCGCTGTCGACAACATCAGCTCCGCTTTGATTTGCTCCTCCGATTTGATTGACGTTCACGCTCGCATTGGGCGCAGGAGTATTTCCAACCGCAGGAGTCTGCCCGATCGCAGCCAGCGACAAAAGCCAGAACGTAAAGATATAAAGCAGCGCTTTACTTTTCATGCGACTCCCAAATAGGTCGGAGTGACAGTTGCTTCAGCTCCCTGGATATCAATCAGATTCACGCGCACTTCATCCACGGGGCGTCCGTCGACGCTGACCATGTCAGGCACAGCACCCTGGATATCGCGGCGGCCGCTCAGACTGAAAAAGTTTCCATCGATCGCACCTTCGAGCTCATAGCTATAGCTGGTCGTATTCTGCGGAGCGATCGCAATTGTGTGCATGCTTGGACTCACGCTGCTTACATCGAGCGTTTCTGAAATCAAGGGCGCGGTCATTGCTTCGAATGCTGCCTTGATCCGACGCGGACGAGCATCACGAACGACAAGCCCCATCTCAGTGCCGGCAGGTTCGCTATTGATTACGTCAGCCAACTGCAGAAGCCCATCGGCATCAGGAGATCCAATGGCCACTACTTCGCGCTGAGCGTTGTCGCTCATCGTGACGGTCTCCATCAGATCATCACCCACCGGTACTGTAGTGCGATTGATCATGCAGACCTCGTCGCGTTCGGGCCGTCCTTTGTGACAACAGCCAGCTCGGCATAGTGGCAAAGCACGTTCTGAAAAGTCACATAGCCAACCGCACGCGCGTCCATGACCTTATTCCAGACCGAATTGTGCACGCCGTTAACAGTGAGCTTCCGGTTTGTATTGAATGCAGTCCTGACCGCTTCAACGTCATCTTGAAAACCATCTTCCGTATTCGTGGAATCGTCATCTGAGCGAGAGACGCTGCGGTACCAGCTCAGCGAGATCGTGTGCCTGTCGTACTCATTGTCAGGACCTTCGTCATCGCCAGCCGTTTGCTCACGCGTAATAAAGGCCACATCAATGCGCGCCGAGTTTGGGTCTTTGAAGAAGGCGACCATGTCCTGCTCGTTGTTGGCATAGACCAGGTGTTTGAATACCTTGCTGATTTTTTGCGTCGCCACGGCGATTGCAAGGACGGCGTCGATTTGTGCGCGTAGTGACATTAGCCTTTGATCCCCGCTCCGGAGAGAGCAACTGCAATTTCTTTCTCCATGATCCCTGGCGCTTCGTTTTGCAGCTGCTGGAGTGCCTTGCCGAACATCTGCGCGCCCTGCGTGCCACGCTTCGCGATTGTCTTCGCAATTGCAAATGCGATCGACATTGCCTGTTTTTCATTGTCGACGTGCAATTTTTGCTTCACCCAGAGAATCAGCGCCGATGGTGGCGGCATGTGCGGCCGCGTTCCGGATTCCACGGCAGCAGCGTACACATCAGCGGGAGGCCCAACAGCTATCGTTTCGTACATCAACGGGCCTTCCTGATGAAATTGAGAAAAGATGCCGGCATGAAGATTTCCAGTCGCACCAACAGGCGTGTGCATGGCGACGAGCTGCTCGCCGCGAATACCAACCTTCTCAAGCCCGATTTCAGCTCCAGCAAGAATGGCAGCGCGCAGCTGCCCGGTGGCTTGAGCAAGCCCGTTGATCCGAAATGTGAAAGTAGCCGACAACTAACGTCTCCTGTGTGTGAGTCTGTCGACTCCAGAGCCCTGCGTGAGGTCCATGTCTCCGATCGCGATCGCACCCTTGCCCTGGTTTGCATCCTCGTTCGATCCAACCTGGTTGTCATAGCGCTTGCGCAGATCGCCGGCCAACGTCCTGTATTCCTGCACTTTGCTCAAGTTGTTTACCGAGTCAGCTCCGATCGATGCATCCCGGCTCTGCGCATATGCCGCAGCAAGCTTGAGCGCGCAGATGGACGCCGCCAGGTCGCACACAGCTTCAAAGTCAGAGTCTGGGACGCTCGTCGCGATCGCCCCCTGTGTTGGCGGCTGAATGTTGTTTCCTGTGATGTGGCGCTGTGTCCATACCACGCGAAGCTCATCGCCATTGGTCGGCACGTCGATTAGAAGCATGATTTTTTTCGCTGCAGGTGTGTTGTACATCTTCCAATCGTGCTCATCGATATAGCTCGGAGGAATCTCTCCGATAGGCCATTCAATCGACTTGATCAGAGAGAACCCAATTTCAAAGCCGTTCGGCAGCGGAAGCAGCGACGTGCCGTCCGCAGCAACGTCCGTGACGATTTCATTCGGACGGTCCTGCGAATATCGTTGCTTTACAGCCTGGTTGATCGCGTCATCAATATCGGCGGGCTTCAGCCTGCCGGCTGTGTCCTGGATGCGTGTCGCGACATATGTTTCAAAATCAGCGAGGTTCATAGTTTCTCTTTACTTCACCAGGCGCAGCTGGGATTTATCCCGGCTGCGCACTGATTGCTCTGGCACCCGCGCTCCTTTAACGACCTCGGAACGCTGCCTCCGTTGCTCGCGCATGCGCTGGCGCAAGCGATAGTCAGTAGTCATGATGTCCTCAATCAGCTCGTCATCTTCCTCTGTCAACGCCGGGCCGCCAGCGCGAGCCAGGCGATAACTCGCTTCACACAATAGCCGCGCCGCCATGCTTGCATCTCCGCAGTTCAGAGCGCCCATCATCTGGGCGATATCGCGATCCGAGAATTTAGAGAGCTTCGCATCCATAGTTTCCAGCCTGGTTAAAAACGCGCCGCCGAAACTCCATCCCCCAGGAAATCAGCGGCGCGCTAGCGTGACGCGCCGATGTGTTGCGGTCACTTTCTTAAGACGTCGGTTTGAAATATCCGAGGATCTGCATCGTGAACGATGGCGTGGTACCCGTAATCGTTGTCGAGACCGTGTTCCATCTCGCAAAGTTTGCGAGAGGCTTGATCAGGAATACTCCCGTCGTCGTGATCGCAGACGATGCCGTATGCAGCGTGCACGCCGTGGTCGCAGGCGGTGTCGTCTGCCCTGGAGAGCTTGCACATGTCTGAAAGTTAACCGTGAGCGATGGCGACGTGCCTGAAACGGCCGTGACCTGGATCACAATCAAGCCAGACGAATACGCACCGAGATCCACCGGCGTGATCGACGTGTTGCTCGTGGTATACGCCGCCGATGGCAGGAACGTTGTCTCGTTCAGGAATCCGCCAGTGGCATCGCGATAAGTCTTCTGCGCCTGTGCCGGCATCGGCGGAAGCACCATGCACACAGCCAGCAAAGCGCACGTCAAGACTTTCAGGAATTGGAATCGATTTGTTGTTTTCACTTTCATCCTCCGCTTTTTCAGATTTTGCAAACCGTTCTCACACGAGAGCGGTTTGGAAAATCCCCTGGAGCTGGTTGACTCCAGGGAATCTCAACACTGGACGCAGCTAACAGCTGTGCCAGCAGCCACTCGTTAGTTCACGCTCTTGCCGACGCCACGGAAATCAAGGATGCCGCCGCCAAAGGGAAACTTGGCCTTGTACTGAATCTGGTCATTGGTGAACTGCGTACCCTGTGTCTGCAGATCGGCCATAAATATCTGCGGCGTGGAAATGCCGTCGATATAGGCGACCTCCAGCGTTGGCACCTGTGAAGTGTCGACACCGTAGTACCAGTCGTTCGGATCAGTCAGAAGCTCATTGACGATGACGCGGGGAGGCGCAGCCTGGCCAGGCGACACAGGACCAAAGCGCTGATAAAACGGGTTACCCACTTTCAGTCCAGGACCAGGGTTATATTCCTCGCTGTTGTTGATGCCCCATGCGATCGCAGCCAGATCCACAGGCACCATGATCCAGGAGATCCGCATGCCCAGCCGGTTGCCCGAATCTTTCTCGGTCTGCTTCATCAGCACGATTTCCTGGGCGTTGAGTGAATCCACTGACAAGGGCACAGCTCCGAGATTGTTATGTGCCGCGTTGAACCATGAGACGCCATCAGGGACATAGTTGGGATTGTTAACGAAGAAGTTCGTGACAAACGTCTTCAATGTGTGGCGCCCTGCACGCGCAAGGCGATTGGGAAATTGCTTGATCTTCCCGAGATCGTCGGCGCGGATCGTTTCTTCAGATACCGTCAGCAAGCCGCCGCGTTTCGCTGGTGCATACGTGATCCGCTCATCTGTCGGCTTCGTCAGCTCTGTGTACGGGCCTGCTTCAGCGACGATCGGAAAATCGCCCATGTAACCTTCGCGCACGCGAGATTGCGTTCTGTAATCGGTCAATGGAGGACCTTCGGTGATGAGCTGATCAAGGCCGTTCATGCCCACCTCGGCATAGTCCTGAATCAGCTTTTTGAACATTGAGTCGAGCAGCAGATTCGGGAAATCGGTTGTGGCCACAGCTTCCGTCACCTTCGTGAATCCGCCTTCTCCGTTGCGGCCGAACGTGAGATCACGATCACCAGTGACAATCATGTACGCTTGCTTAGGCCCTCTGAAGGCAGCGATGCCGGCTTCGCCAGCCAGAAGCTGTTTCTGTACTCCTGCTTTCGCCATAACATCGACATACGCTTTTTGCCCTGCTTCTGTGACGCCGAGCATGCGATCCATCGCCAGCTGGACCTTGTCGCGAGAATCCAGTCCCATTTCCACGCGCCCGCCTGACTTCACGCGACCGATATCAGAAAAAGCGGCAAAGCTTTCACGTACCAGCTTGATCTCCTCATCCACCTCAGCTTCAGCCACTACGCGATCCTTCAAATGCTGGCGCACGAGATTCATGGCCGGCACGGGCAGCTTCGATGCGGTCAGCTTGGTCTCCACCAGGTTGTTGCTCTGGATGAGCTTTACAGCCGCAAGAGTCGCTTTCGATTCGGTTACGAGAGCGGTCATATCAGCTGTCGCCGAAGTGCTCTGCTGCATGGCTTTATCGACGGTCTGAGTTGCTGCCTCCGTCACCTTCAGCATGAATTCAGGAAGCTGTTCGTCTTTCAATGCTTCGCATTCAGTGGTGAGTGCGTCGGCGCGTCCGGCATCGTGCTTCCGGAGCGAGTCTAGAAGTTTTTTGATTCTGTCTTTCATCAATGCTCCTTTTAGTCGGCCCGCGTCACCGCTGCCGTGTTGTGCACTGGCTTTCACCAGCGATTCCTTTTGCCGTTCAGCGATCTCGGCGAGTACTTCGCGCGAAGCCGCATATGGCAGAAACTTTCCGCCAGCTCCAGCCTCAGCGCAGAGATCCACGCTGATGAGCTTGCCTAGCGACTGCGAGATCAAACAATTCTTTCCTTCAACCGTACCGGTTTTGAACTTGACAAACCCAAGCATGGAGACTCCGAACAGGTCCAGCTTGCCAGCTTTTCTTGCGGCTGAAAGCGTGGATTGCAGCGCTGTCTCACTTGCGAGAAGGTGAACGTTGCCGGTGGCAGATTCGCTTACATAACGGCCATTGCTCATCCAGCCGGCTATTCTCCCTGGATCGTTCGCGCCGGTACCGTTCGCGGGATGCTGGCGGCCGAACTTTGCCTCGTTGAGTGCCTGCGCTACCTGGGCAACAACTTCAGGCGTGAAGTAGTGAGGCACGTTGCCCAGACCACCGATATCTCCATGCGCCCAACCAGTTTTCATCACCTGCACAGGAAACACCCAATCATCTGCGTCCGAGCCTGCTTCCGAGGCAATGAACATTCCCGACTGAGAGACTGGAACAAAGGCGGTCTCAACTTCCTGAGCATCGCCGATTGTTACGCCGTCCTGCCCATCAATGCTGTAGCTGATTTGAAACAGCTTGCCGTCAGGACCACGCGCGATCAGATAATCAGGGAACGACTCAACCAGCACGTATAGAGGCGTTCCAAATGCGTCGGTGCCGTACTTATCCACCAACGCATCCTGCAGTCCGCATTCAATGTCATCGAACGACATATCAGCTTCACGAACTGAGTGCTTGCCTGTGATCGTTTTTTTCTTCTTCATCGTTTCAGCCTTTCAGCGGGAATCGAGTTAGTTCGTTGCTTCAGAAGTTGCGGGCGCGCCAGTTGCGTCAGCAATAGCTTTCTGTGTCTTGGCCGGCACATCAAAGTAAAATTTCTTGCCGTGCCTGGTTGTGACGCGCAGCGTCTTGCCGTCCTTATCGTGCTCGCGACGCACGAAATGCCAATCATCGAGCGACATGGCCTGCGAGTAGCTGGTGAGCTCCGGCGTCTTCAGGATGCGGTTGGCATCACGGAGAGCCATTTCTTTCTGCGTGATCGTGTCGTCGGGAAAATCGTTCTGCGCTTCTTTGAACGATGCCTCGTAAGTCTTCTTCCACTCCTTTGCTACCTTGTCAGGGAGTCCCGCAGGTGCGTCCGGAATCTCTATTTTTGCCATTTGTGTTTCCTCTCTGCCGCTATGCGGCTTGAACTGAAATTCCTAAACTGTCTAACAAACCTTTTTGTGACGGCGAGGGCTTCAGCGCGTCAGCGGCGAAGTAAGGCACCATCTGACAGTGGCAGTTGATGGTGTTCTCAGGAGATCCGTTGGGATCGCGCGGATACTTCAACTCCTCGCCTTCCACCATGAATGATTGCTTCACGTCCACAACCTGGCCGTCAGCAGCGATGTGACCAGGACGAGGCACGAGCGCAAGATTTAAATGCTTCCACTGTTTCTGCAGATCGGGCTGCCGCGACGATAGGTCTTCCAATCGCGCCTGCGCAGCGATTGATTGCACGCGCAGTATCTCGTTGATCGCAATCATGCTGGCGCGGCGTCCGATCGGTGAAAACAATCCTGTGAAATCGGCACTGCCGGCGAGCGCTTTCCCGATCTGCGCAATGATGTCTGTTATCTGCTGGCCGCCGAGGAATGCGCGCTGTATCGCAGCGTTGACCTTCGCGGCTGCATCTTTGGAGAGACCTGTGATCAAGTCCGCCGTATAGCCCTGGGCGATTGCAAGAGCGGACTGAGATATCTGGCCGAGCGCCTGCGATCCGAGCACAGCAACAGGCTGCGCTATTAACTGCGATCCAAGATTGAAGCCCTGTGCTTCATAGCCATCCAGAAGCTTTGTAGCTTGTCCGCTGAATTTGTCGAAGAGTTGATTGATCTGCGTTTTCAGCACCTGAAGTTGCGCATAGGTAAAGCTGGACGAATCGAGGTCCGCTAGCCTGGTGATAATTTCTTTCCGAACGGCATCCAGCATCTCCAGAATTTTTTTCTGGGCGTCGACGGACAAATTAGCCGACTGCGCAATAAGCTGATTTACCTTCGCGGAGAACTGTTGCTGCAGACTCATTGCACGCTCCCTGGCTCAGTCTGCTGTCCTGGCTGCTGCGGCGTTTCAAGTTGCTTCAGCGCGAGCGCGAGCGTGTTCTGCTCAGGCACCAATTGAGCCTGGCGCGTTTTCTTTTCCTGTTGCGCTTTTTCAAATTCATCGGCGTCCACTTCCACACCGATCTGGGTGAGTACTGCATGCGAGGCGCGCGCGGCCGTCTTCGACTGGATGTATCCGTTTTCCTCCATGATGGAAACGGCATTCACGACAGCAGCCATCGTGGAAGCAGCTTTATCCAGGTCCTTGATCATGAGATCAGGCGTCTGAATGGTGACAGTGGTATCAATGCCTTCAGGCAGTACGCCGTGATAAATGCCCTGCTGAATCACGAACACCACAACCTTCTGCATGAGAGCGCGCAAGTGATTCTGCCGATCCGTAAGTTTCTTTCCGGTAGGACCTGTCATCTCGTCGGCAGTGGAACGGTTACTGTCAACCGGATCGGCAAAGAACCATGCCGGCAGGCCAGCTCCGCCCAGGCCATAGAGCTTGATCGCGCGCGTGGCTTCCGACATATCAGCGCCCTGGAAGCTCGGCGTTTGCGCTTCAATCTTTACGTTTTCATTTGTGACCTGGACGCTGCCCTGTTTGGGAGGATTCTTTGTTACTTTGTCTGTCCAGCGTTTAAGTTCAGGCTCACCAGCGCCGGTAATGGTGTAGTGCCAGACGAATGCATTGAGGAAGCGCACACGGTCCGCAAAGTCAAACATCATCTGGTCGAAGACGTCGATCCAATCAGCCAGGCTGAACAATTCAGAGAGTCCGCGGCTCGCGCCTTTTGCCTTGTTGATTGCGGAATAAAAGCAATCGCCCTTGAGCTGCCCGAATGTCTCAGAAGACGGATCTTCATCCATGCTGATGATCTCGAGACGCTGGCCAATAGTCTCGCCCTGCTTGCGCTTCAATATCACAGCGACAGGAATCAAGATCGGCTGCAACCCATTACCTGTTTCGATCGCGCCATATTCGACGGAATCAATCTGCATGGGATCGATATATCCCAGGCGCACTTTGCCGCTGACTGGATTTACCGCAACAGGGATGCATAGTTCACCAAACGTCGTCAGCTCATCGCACCAATCGCGAGAAGATGCGCCCATATTGTTGACTGTGTCTTCCCAGAATTGCTGCAGAACTTCCTGCACGGTTGCGTCTGTGGCGGCCGGCTTAAATCCTTCGCCGACAACATAGCTCGTGATCACTTCGACGATGCGCTTACCGAAAGGCGTGGTCGATTTGAGATAGAACGCGACGGCTTGCATTCTCTCGTGCATGAGAGGATTCAGGTCGCGAATCGTGTTGGGCGAAGTGATGCGGCGGAATTTCGCGTCCTCACCGTCTGCAGCGGTAAGACCAAAGAGGAATGGCGTGACAGCCTCAGCAGTGAGCTTGCCAATCGTGTTTTTGATTTTCGTTGCGACGGTCTTAACTAGCGATCCCACACAGACCTCCTCGCCATGGAAGGAAGCTGCTGTTCATCGTTGTCACGTCCGGCAATCTGCTGAGCCTGGCGCGTCATGATGCCGCGCTGCTGATTCTGGTACCAGGATTTCTCTGCTTCGACAGAATCACCAACTGCAGGGCCGATGCTTTCCGCAGCCAGGTCCGCCAGGGCTTTTGCCCAGAATGATTCGGCGTGACTGTACACCTTGCGCCGCGTGCCGCCAGCCACTGCAGAATCCAGCTCTATGCGTGGAGCGTCGAACGTAACGCCAGAGGCCGTGGCCTCGCGCTTAATGGCCATCAACTCCTGGCGTACATCGCGATCGCGCGGAATACGATTGCGGCCTTTTTCAAAATTTCTCTTGAGACGGACAGCAAGGTCCGTTTTCATCTTGACGCCGTTGTCATTCGTGCCGGCGAAGCTAACGCCCATCACTTTCCCAGGGCAGCTTTTGTTGAGGTAGTCATAGAGCGCAATGCCCATGCCGGTTGAATCGATAGCTCCGCGCGTGCACATCTCAACAAAGGGCTGCAAGATATCGTGCTGCTGTGGGAAAGGAGTGTTGTGCAGGCGCAGGACCATGCGCGTCCAGGCAACGTCGCCGATCTTCTCATCCATCCAGAAAAGCGTGGTGTCGCGAACGCGGCCGACGTCAATGCCGAAGTAGAGCGGTCCGCTCGGCTTGAATCCGCTGGGCAGATCCACAGTAGCGCCATCATGCTCCGCTGTCGCAAGCAACTCCAGCGGTAGCCATGCGCCGCGCGCCTGAAGGAATACGCAGAGAAATTCCTGAGAGAAGGTATCGTCGTCTTTGATCAGGTCGCGCATCGCCTCAATATCAATCGGGCAACCTTCAGCGACGGCAATATTCACGTCTACCCAATGAGATGACCACATGCCTGACTGTCTGGGATTCGGCGAGGGAGCCACTCCATCGGTCAACCCAAGCTCTTTCGCCAGGTCGAAATATTTTCCCTGCTCGCCATTCGGCGTGGAGAGAACATCGATCTCGTTGCCCAGCGCGATCTGGCGGATGATCGCAGCCCAGATTGAATAGCTGTCCTCGTGGTGAGCAAACTCGTCAAGGACCGCATCTCCTGGATATCCGCGAGCGGTGCGCGGATTGGCTGGAAGAGCGATGAAACGTGAACCATTCGGCAACTGCACGCGCGATTGCGTGATACTGGAAAGACCTTCGATGTCCGCGAATGGTTCTTCAAACAATTGAGCTGTCGCGCCGACGAGCTGAATGTTTTTCTGAACCGTCTCCACAAACTCAATCGATTGCGCCTTTGAAGCGCTGAGCACGGTGCACGTTCTGTTTTCGCGTTCCAGCAATTTAAAAAACCTTCTCAGTCCTGTGGCAAAAGAAAATCCGATTCGTGCCGACTTAGCGCCAAACAAACCGCGCGACGGATCATCTATCCAGCGCTGTTGGTATGGTCTAAGCTGCAGTACTGCTGGCAGCTCCGCGCTGAACTGGCGGGAGTCCAAAGGTCCGCTCACGGATACGGTTGATGTCTTCCGTGGTGATGGCTTTACCCTTGCCGAGCTTGCGCGCCGCTTTGTCTGTCTCTTCTTCAAACTTCCTCTTCCTGATTTCAAAATCGCGTTCCAAGAGTGCTATGCGCCGTTCGTCGGTAGCTACCTGCTTTTGTTTCAACCGGACCTTGTTGCGGTCATTCACCAACTCGCCCAGGGCAAGAAGAAACGCAATCGACTTTTTCTTGTCTCCAGAATTCGAGCTTTGCATCAGCCCGAATATCTGATCTCCCAGGGCATTAAAGACCTGCTGGTCTTCAAATGACTTATTGCTGAACATCGCCGCAATCTCTCGCGCTCTCACCTGGTCGGCCAGCATTTCGCGCTTTACCTGCTCTACGCGAATGTCATACCAGCGCTGCAGCGTCACGCGCGGCAGACGAAGACCAGGAAACTGTGCGCGTATTGCCTCCGAGGTTTTGTCCCATTCCTCAAAACGTGGCGACAGCTCCTCCATCTCTTCCCACGTCCTGCCGGCAGCGCGCTCTGCGATCACGCGGTCCAGGAGCTCGGCCGGAAGCTTGTCCATCTTGAGCGGCTGCCGCGTGCGCCGTTTCTCACCCGTCTTTGGTCTATTTGCCATTCGCGATTGACATCACCTTTCCTTCATCCTCGCGACATTTCGCGCAGTTCAAATCCCTGTGTCCTGCGTCCCTGCATTTCGCACAGGTGAAACCAGTCATCACCGGAGCGCTGCAAACGTGGCAGCGTTGAATGCTGGCTCTCATCCCAGAACGTGCACCGCTGGATCAGACAGAGTGCCTTCCAGGAGATCCCGGCCGCGCGGCGTAATCTGAATCATGGAGATCGTTACGTGCCGCGTGCGACGGTCCCTTTGTTCGTCAAACGTGAGATAGGCGCGATCCTTCAGGTCCTGCAGTAGCGTGATCACGTCGTTCTCACCCACGTCGTATTTCAAGCGCTGCAGCACGCCCCACAGAATCACGTTGTTCAATCGCGACCGCTGATCCTTGTGGCCTTCGTCAACGAGTTCCAGAATGTGGCCGCGCAAACGTTTAAACGTTTCGACGGCAAGTGGCGATGGCGTCATGCGCTTGCTCCGTGTGCTCTCTCTCTGTCGCGATCGTTGATTCGTCTTTCGAGATCATCAAACCGCGTCAATATTTTTTCTGTCTGCGTGGCTATGTGTCCCGTCAACACGCGCTGCTCATACGCTTCCTGGTTGTCTTTGTTTGCGATCGCATTCACCGCGTCAGCCAAACGTTGCTGCGAAACTGCGTTGTCCTTGGCGACGCCAATCAGCCGCTCGCCGATATCGAGTACTCGCGATCCTGCCTGGCTGGCAAAAGCAAGCGCCACGACGCCGAGAATCGCTGGCGTTCCTAAATGCTGCACGGTATCAATCAGCGCCTTTGGTTCACGCGTTGCGAGCACATAGGCGATAGTTCCAGCCGCGCCCATGCTGCCGCCGAGCAAAATGCCCGGTACCTTCGACAGCAACTCTTTAGGCGAAAGGTTCACTTCGGCTGCACTCCGTTTTTACTGAGAGGCGCAACACCACCGCTCGCAAGCTGTGCCAGCATTCCCTTGGCTACATCAACCGCCAGCTGCTTCGGATCGATCTTGGCGTTGACTGCAGCTACAGCCTGCGCCTGCTTCACTTCAGCCACGCCAGCCAGTAACGCTTCCGCGATTCGTTCAGCTTTTGCTCCCAGGCCTGCGGCAGCTCCGGCCGCAGTCAAGATGGCCAGGGCCTCCGTGTTGCTGATGGCGTTCAAATACCAGCCGGTAAGCGCAACGATTGCCATCGCGATAGCCGAGAAATACGTCTTCTTTCCCTTCAGAAATTCTCTGATCTTCGCCACCAACCACCTCCTGCAGTGCAGTGCCAGGTCAGACCATGCTCGAAACTTGGCCGTGTGAAACGTCACAAGGGGGGTTGTGACGTTTCACACAGGCTCGGACGCCCAAGGGTTGCTCCAGCCCGTTTGCGTAAGGTGGAAACCCTAGGTTTCGTCCGAGCGGATTTTTATCGTCAATGACCGGTAAATGGAATCGGGATTCCCAGGACTCGCGCTCGCGGAACCTTCACTTTTGAATTTGGGTGATCTTTCGCCAGCACGTTCCAAGTCTTGGCAACCGAGCGCACGCTGTGAATTGGGTGCTTTGCTTTGGTGGTCTGTGTAGGAGTTTCACTAAGACTTCCCATTGCCTGCGTATCTGCAGTTTCGATCGCTCCCATTTCACTCAGAACAATGTCCGCTTCTGCATCGCCAGTAGTGAAGGCAATTGCGTGCATTCCGATGATCGAGCCGCCGAATACATGAGGCATCTGCAAACGGATGAACTGCGCTGTGGCTGCAGGCTGCTTGGCTGTTAAGTCCTGAACGAATTGAAGAATCTCACCCACCGCGCCGGCAAAGATGTTAACCACCGCAGTTGTTTTCGGGTCTTTTACGCCGACCGCCTGGATGATTCCATTCAAGTGAGAGGTAATGTCCTGATAGTAGCCGTCGATTTTGGCGAGCACCGTCGCATCCGTTGGATTCTGAGGCAGGCCATCGACCAGGCTTTTGATCAAGTTCGCATCCGTAGCGATGACAGATGCACCTGGTGAAATCAGCGGCGCATATTCAGGCGCAACCAGCGCGCTGATGCCGGTGGCCATCTCCGCGATCTGCGGAAGATGGGATTCAATTGTGCTAACGGTGTTATCGAAAGTTGCGACCTGCTGCGGCGTGCACCCAGACATAACTACTGCCGGCAGCGCGACCAGCAAGCAACACATAACCACCGCAAGGCCAGACATCAAGCCACTAAAGCAAGATTTCCAGAACGACTGTTTCTTCATCCTTCCTCCTTCAAAAAATTGTTTAAGCATCCGCAGCCAGCGCGCGCGCAGGGCGCGCCTCATGCGGCGGCACGGATTCAGCGCGACGCATCCAGCCGGCCAGGTCCTTTTGTTTCTCGGGATGCTTCGCCGCATCCTCGGCAAAGAAAATTTTCGAGAGATTGCAAAGCGCTTCAACCAGGTTGTCAGGCGGGCACGCGTTTATGGCCGATATCGTCTTGTCGCCGACGAATCCATCAATGGCCGGTGCCCTGGAGCTGCCGAGCAGGAGACCGTTGGCTGCGCGCTGCGCGAGCGTTGTGGCCTCAGGCACTCCCATCACGATGGACATGTCGAAGAACTTTGAGGCCACAGCCTGGTCAACGATCATGTTGCCGAGAATGCGATTCCAATAGAGCTGCTCAAAGATGCGAGCGGCAGTTGCCATCTCTTCCGTGGCAGGTCCATTCCAGAATTCTTCAGGCAGATTTTTATGGAAGCGCTCACAGACGCCAAACCGCGTGCGGCCGTCTCCGTCGCGCGTAACCACTCCGGACCGCGCAGCGTCTTCGTGGTCCATCGTGAATTCAAATGCTGGTTGAAAATCGGCCATTGATTTTTCTAGGAGCGCATTTTTCCTCCTCATTATGAAAACAGGCGACGTTTCCGGGGCGTCACCGGTTTCCTAGTTCACACCAGATAAGGAGAATTGAGTGGACTGTACAGCAGAGTTCCTGAATTAGAGATCGACGGAGGGAGCGTTCTGAATGTATTTATTGCTGCAGGCAGTGAAGACCGTGAAGAAGTTTTCCCTTTTTACGGAGGGCCTTACCATAACACATCAGGTGAATTTGTCTAGCGATGTAAGGTCAATGAACTACGTGGCCGGCCATTTGGAGTGGCCGTTGACGATGGAGGGCTTGCGCTCGCGATTCCACTGCGCCAGCATCTTAAGGATTTCTTCGTCGCAGAGTGTATCAGTCCAGGAGCCGATGGTGGCAAGTAACTCTCTCGGCGCATTCGTGTTTTCAAAAGCTGAGTAGATATCTGTGAGCAGTTCTTTTGATGGCGCGGATTTTCCCCACGCTTCCATCGACTGAATGACGCGCGGATCGCCCTTCAGGTTTTTCAGAGCTGTGATCAGCTCGTTCAAGATGTGCTCCGTCATTGCCACGTTTTTATTTTACGCTCTTCTCTCTGTCTTTGATGCGGACGCGGTAGTTGGAGATCAATACTTCGTTTGCGATTACTGGCTTGCTTCTACCGCCGAGCGTGTAAGGAACTGTCACCTTTGTTACGCGGAAGGAAAACTCGCGCGCCAGCTGGCGCACCGTAGCAGAGTCATCGAAGCTGAGCAGAAACTTGCCGTCAATCGAGGAAAGCAATTTGAAGAGCTCGCGATTTCTATCACCCAGAGGTTTGTAGCGCCCATTCGATCCAAAGTCCGTGTAAGGCGGATCGCAGTAAAAGAATGTGTCACGCGAATCATAGCGGCGGATGCACTCAGCGAAGTCGCGGTTTTCCACGAGCACGTTGCGCAGCCTCTCAGCGACGTCCGCAAGAAGAGTTCTCACTTTGATGAGTGATCGCTTCACAGGATGCGCTGCTTTCCCGAGGTGCTTGATTTGCAGGCTCGCGAAGTGTTCACCTTTGCAGCCGAATGAGTACCAGGTCAGATAGGCAAAACGTAGAGCGCGTTCGATCTCGCCTTCCTGTTTATTCTCTTGCTTCAACTCAGTGAAGCGGCCGGCTGCAATAAGATCGTGCTCCAGGCGTTCAGACAACTCCGCTGGCCTATGTTTGGCGACGCGGAAGAAGTTGACCAGGTCATCGTTGATGTCGTTCAGGATTTCCCATGGGCTTGGGGTTTTGGCGAAGAGCAGCTTCGCAGATCCGGCAAATACTTCCACGTAGGCCTTGTGTTGCGGAATGGCGTCGAGCAGGACCTTTTTTAGATTTCTTTTTCCACCAGGCCAGCCGAAGGGTGACTCCATGCGGCAATTTGTAACTCTGAGTAGCTGGATTTGCCTGTGGAAATTTTCATCGACTGATAATCAACTAGATCACAGCAGGAACTATTCGCACATAATGAACTTCAATTTATTGTGCAGCTTGACCTCATAGGTTCCCTGTTGATCTATCGGCAAATCCCGAATAGCTTCTTCAGCAGCGACAATCCTTGAAGCAAGCAAATCCTTATTGTGTGTTCCGCACGCGTCAGCTGCTGCATCGATTGCTCTGTCAACAGTGGAACGCGAGGAGAGGCCAGAGCTGGCATATACGATCAGGCCACAGAAGACAATGCCAATGAAAACCATAAATAAATTGCTCGGGCGCTTCTTTTTTGCTGCGGTCGCGCCTTCCTGATGAAGAAACTTTCCACAAGAACTGCAAAAAGCGCCTTCAGCTTCTTTGCCGCAGTTACTGCAAAAAATGGCCATAAAACCTTGCTCCTCCGTACAAGGACTAACGAGGTAGTTCCAATCCGACAAAATCGGGCTATCCTTTTAGGGCGTGTTTCCACCACGCATTAGAAGGAGATTACCCATGAAACGAATTGCAGTCCGTCTTTTCATCTTTGCAGCTTTAGTACTGTCATCGGCTTCAGGCTTCTGCGATGGAACGCCAGTGCCGTGGTGCCCTCCAGGGAAAGTCTGCCAGCCCGTCCTTTAGCGCAAATCAATCTCACAGCGCGGCGAGGAGCTGCTCGTATTCTCGATCGCCATAGACGAGACCGAGCTGGCCGGCCGCGCTGGTGAGAGATTCGTAAGTTTCAAGAAGATCGTAGCCTAACAATTCACGCAGGTCCGCAAGGCGAGGGACTGGCATGAACGCGATCCGCGCGGTCAGCATCACACGCCACACAAATATTTTGCTCATCATCAAAAGGGTCTGTCTTCTGATCTCATCTGCATTTTGAATGACGCGCAGCACCGCATGATCTGCCGAGTCAAAGTTAGATCGACTTTTAAATATCAGCTTCTTCGTGAACTCCTGATTCGCCCATGTCTCCAGAATCGCTGCATTGTGCGCGAGTCTTTTTGCCTGCTCCATAGCGAACCCCAGGCGGCTGAGCTGCGTGCGCCTGAACGCGCGGTGCGACATGGTTTTGCGGAGATTGGCTTCCTCGGCGGGATCGAGGAGTTTTTCCAGTTGCTCCAGGTTAACGGCGCGCAACACAAGAGGAAGATCTTCGATCCTGTAGCTACGCGTCATCTTCCTTGCGGAAAAGGCATAGAGCAGCAAAAGGACAGCAAGGGGGACTGCAACCATCATGATTCCCATCGGCCAGTGTTCCTTAAAGTATTCTTATATTCATCGAGCGCTCGTTCAGCCGATGACGCCGTGATGCCTGCGTCCACCAGCTGAGCATCCTTCAAGGGGGTAAAGAATGCGGACAGCCAGATTACGAGAGCTAATAGATATGCCACTGTGGGAGCGTACTTTGAGAACTCAATGAATCTTGTTCCGAATTCAGAACGGACAAGAGTTCCTAGTAGCATGCCCAAAGAAGCTATACCAAACCCTGAAACAATTTCCAAATGATATTTTGTGCGCGATCCCTTCAACCATGCCATGCCACCTATAAAAAGAATGAACGACGCAGAGATCAAATATTGCGCGCCGATCTCTATTCCTATAGCTACATTTGTGATGGGGTAGCCATTTAGCGGAGGCCTGATCGCAGCTTTTACCCACGCATAAGCGATGACAATGGCGCAGAGCGATGGATAAAGGTATCTGACGATTGGAAGAAGCAGCAGCCCTTTGAAACAAGCGGAAAGACTTTTATATACACACGTCGCGGCGAGAACAATGTAGATAAGTTCAGTGGCCCAGAACACGTAAAAGAAAACAAAATAGTTTGATGACGTGAGCATTCTTGCGGCAGCTGCAACCGTCGAATACACGATATAAATTCCGAAAAACGGAACAATCGCGAATGCTCGTCTCTTTATAAAGACAATGAGCAGCGCCACAGTGAGGCACTCGGAAAGAACCATCGGGATAAAGTCGTACCATGGCGTCATATTGCCATTCCTACCCACCAGAGAATCTTCCCTGCAATGCGCCATCCGTCTGAGTTGGTTCCATTTGCTTCAACGACAAGAGGTACGCTCTCGCGCGTAGTGTTGTTGGAAATTAGATAGTTGATCCCGGATGAGCGCCTTACCCAGCGAGCAGTGAATTCGCCGTGCGGACCATAAAGAGCGGCCATCTCGTTTTTGAACATTTTTACTTCCGTTTGGCTTAGATCGACACCCAACAGATAGCCTCTATCGATCAACGGGCTCATCGCATCATCCTGAGCCTTGAAACATACGAGCGCGCCATGAGCATTGTCTGCAAACGAACGGGGAAAATAAAGGCTTCGCTCAACGTCGTGATTCCCCGGCACGGCAATAGGCAACGCGGTCTCTTTCATCAGTGGAATTTCTATCGCAGATGAGGGAGAAGCGCCGCTCGCTGCATCACGCTTTTCTGGCCACCCTGCGATAGCGCCTCTGGAAAGAATTCGTGCTCGTTCTGCGAGAGCCCTTGATTCAGGAAGCGCCTGGTCCAGCCTCGCCATCCGGTAATAGTTCTCTGCCGAAGGCTCCTTTTTGCCATTCACCCATTGATTTACCGCCGCCTGGGAAACATTCAGTTTGGCGGCAAGGGCCTGCTGCGATAGGCGTAAAGCTTTCATAAACAAAGAGATGTCCGCAGCCCACTGTGTCAGCCCAGATTCGCCGCCAATTTTAAGAGATTTTTGCTTTGACATTGGTAAACCTAGGTTGTTATAACCTTGGTTATAAAGAGCCACGTTGTGGCTCTCATCTTTATGGCTAACAAAGATACCACGGTTGACAAGAACATCCTGATCGCTGCGATGCAGACCAGGATTTTCTCCCGCGTTGCCCGGAAGCTGAACTTGGATCGGTCTCATGTTCGGCGCGTGGCGCTCGGACTCAGAAAATCGCGACGCGTGACGGCGGCCATAAAGAGAGAGCTGGCTCGAATTGAACGCAATGTGACGCGCTCTGCAGCGTGATCTCATTCAGAAATTTTGAGGTCGCGCAGTAGCTGATGTCTATGCCTGATTCAGAAGAAAAAAACGGCAAAGCCCCCGAGCAGGAATCGTTCGGCGATGTCGTGCCTGGATCTGCAGATGACGATGCGGTCACGCGCGGAATTTTGGCTGATGCGATCAAGAGATCGGGTTTCAGCCGCGAACAGGTTGCCGAACGCATGTCTTTCCTAACATCTCGCCCGATATCGGCAAGCATGCTCTTTGACTACACGGCTGGATCAAAGGCGGCACACAGATTTCCTTTTGCCTGGGCGCGCGCGTTTTGTCAGGCAGTAGGCGATTGGCGATTGATCGAGCACCTGTCTGAACTCGCTGGATTCATTCTTCTGCCAAAAAGCGATGCCGACGTGCTGAGCCTTGGCGAACTCGTGATTGAGCAAAAGCGTGTCGAGGGTGAGATGGCACGCCATGCCGAGAATGTGCTGCGCAGGAGGTCATCGCTCTAATGGCCTCCTCTTTTTCTATTCCTGCACCGGCTCGGCTATCCAGAGTCTCTCAATCTAAGCGCCTCTGGTGCGATCGGCTTTTCTGTGGACGCATTGTCGCCGTGCTAGCTGATGGAACGATGCTGCTTTGCACGCGTAGAAATCGGCACACGCAAGGTTGTAGCTTCGCCCCCCCCGCAAGTCATTTTCCAAAGCTGGAGGGCCGCGTAAATGAGTAAGCAAAAACAGCTGACTCTTGCTGACTGCAATCCAGACCGGAAGCCTGACTGCTTTCACTGCGGCAAACGCCTTCCCAAGTCCGCGCGTATTCAAGTTGAGCCAGAGTACATCATCGTGCATTGTGCCGGTTGCTGCTGTATGACTCCGTTCAAAAGAACGGGAACAAAAGATCACCGGAGGAGAGCATGACGCGCTCCGCCCCGATCGTTTCAGTCGGTACGTCTCGCAGGGCAAAACATGCCACCCAGTATGCGCTCGCAGCTGCTGGCGCGAAGTGGAACAGGATGAACAGCGATCAGCGGCACGAGCTTTTGCTGAAAGCGTTCTTTCCCTGCGAAGCAACATCCAAGCTCACCCTTCAGCCTTGGCAGCTGCTCTTGAGAGGCCACAAAGTTTTGATTGCGCTCATCATGCGCGATGAAAAACGGAGGAGCGCATGACGCACTCCGTTTGGATCTCGCGCAAAGAAGTCGAACAGCTCACCGGATGGACCGAGCGCACCATTTTCCGCAAGCAATCTTCTGGCGAATTGAAATGGCGTACCACACAGGAGACTGGGCGCAACGGCAAGCCTGTCCTGGAATATGCCGCCTCGTCATTACCCACAGAAGCTCAGCTGAAGTTGATGAAGAAGAAGATGGCCAGTGAAGCGCTTGTGCCTGTCCGTCATTCCGGCACGGCAATCGCCACGCTCCCAGCTCCGGAGAGCGACCAGGTCACAATGGCGCTCACTGCATTCAGCAAAGAAGACCAGGCCATCGCCATGCAGCGCCTCGAAGCCATCAAGCACATGGTCGATTTCAAAAATAAGACCAATGGCCACAAACCTCTTTTCCAGGGGAGCAAAGGCGGCGAGTTCACGAGCCTGAGCGCAATCGCGAAACACATCGCGAAAGTAAGCGGCTACGGAGAGCGCAGCATCTGGGACTGGTGGAAGCGGTACACCGCGCCTGGCGGCGTTTCAAATCTTGTCGATCGCACGCGCAAGGACAAAGGGAAGTCAGCTTTCTTCCAGCTGCATCGCGAAGCCGCGGCATTCGCACAGAACAAATATCTGAACGAAAAACGGATCAGTGTGCGCCTGATCTATGAAGAGATGGTGCGCGAGTGGCCACGGCTGCGCGCGAACAATGATGCCCAACCTCCGGATTACAAAACTCTTCGCATCTACCTGCAGCGTGAAATCTCCCCGCTGGTGAAGATGGTGGCGAGAGAAGGCGAGCGGGCCTACAACGAGAAGGCAGCGCCTTTCCTGATCCGCGACATTGAAGCAAAGCGCGTCAATGAATATTGGATCTCCGACCACATGTTGCATGACGTGTGGGTGCGCAATGATGGAGTGTTCGGCGAGCTGGACCGCAATGCCGCGTTCCGTCCTTATCTGACATGCATCGTCGATATGAAATCGCGCCGCGTGGTTGGAACTGCATGGTGCGTGAATCCCAGCTCCAACACAATCAGTTCAGCGCTGCAGGTTGCGCTCCGTAATTTTGGCCGGCCAAAGTGCTTTTACGTTGATAACGGAAAAGACTTCAAGCGGCTGGCGAAAGACGCGCCAGCTCTGGCAGCGCCATCAGAGGATGCCAATAAAGTCCTCTTTGATCTTGGCGTCCTGGTCCGCCTGGGCATCCATCCGCAGCACTGCCTCCCGCTTCATCCACAGAGCAAGCAGATTGAAAGTTTCTTCCGCACGCTGCATCAGCGCTTTGATGTGACGTGGGGTGATGCGTATGCCGGCATCTCTCCGAAGGACCGTCCGGAAGAATGCGATGCGCTTCTGGCGCAGCATAAGCAGCTGATGAAAGAAGGACGCGGCGACGAATCACCGCTACCGCCAGCCAGCGAATTTATTCGCAATGCCTGTTTCTGGCTGGATGAGTTCAATCGCACGCATCGTCACACAGGGCAGGGCATGCGCGGCCGGACACCGCAGCAGGTATTCGATGCGGAGCTTCCAGTTGATAAACGCCAGCGAGTCGACATCCGCTCCATAGCGCCGCTGTTCTGGAATTACCAGAAGCGCACCGTGCGCGAAGGCGGCTGCATCGAGCTCTACAACACACGCTATGAGCCTGTGGATGGCGAATCTTCTGCAGCCATGATGCTGCGCGTTACAGCCGAGGTCAGAATCGCGTGCGATCCGCTGAACCTGGGCGAAGCGATTGCGTTCGATGAGAACGGTCTCTTTCTTGGACACATGCGCTCGCAGGAAATGATGGTGCATGGCGCTACCACCGAGGAAGACATAAGAGCTTCAATGCGCGTGCGGCGCACATATTTCCGCGCAGTCAAGCAGTACCAATCCACGCTGGAACGTTCTCGCGCACTTGCCGGCGACATCACCGTGCTCGAAAGCATGGAACGCCGCGCGCTTGCTCAGTCCGTTCCAAAACCAAACGTCTACGCCTTGTCTGTCCCCAAGGCGGTCAATGCGCCTACGCCTTCGCGTATGCACGCTGATGACATTGCGGACAGCTTTTTAGAGGAAAACTGAAATGGCTTTTTCAAACGAGCAGCGCAAAGAACTCCTTAAGCCTACGGCCGCGCTCCGTCACCAGATAATCCGCCAAGCCAGGGAATACATGGCGCGCACAGGCCTCAACGAAACCGATTTTGCATACCGGCTGCGCTCCAAGGGAGGAAGCTCGTATTCACGCACTACGGTCAATCTTTTTTTAAATGATCGTTACCACATCATTTCAAGCGACGATTCGGCCATCTGCGACGCGATCAGGGACTTCATGGAGAAAAACCCGATCGCACTCTTGCAGGAGAACAATGGAAAGCTCTACGAGACACAAAACGTCAAGCTTGTCCGGAAATGCTTTTACGAGGCGCTTGATGGGAGACGGGCTTGCTACTTTCGCGGCGCGCCTGGCTCGCAGAAAACATTTGTCCTGCAGCATCTCATCGCAGAGTTAAATCGCTCCGAGATATCAAAGAACGGCCACGGACGCCGCGCCTTCTACGTTCGCGCGCGTAACGGCATCACGCCCAACCAAATGATGAAGCGCGTCGCCGAAGCTGCAGGTGGACTCATGGCCGGCGACATCGATCACATCCTGCGCAACCTGCGCTTCGATCTTGGCAGGCGCAAAGTGCTTTTTGTAATTGATGAGGCGCAGGCCCTCGACATTCCTTGCCTGGAAACTTTGCGCGAGCTGCATGACATGCCTCCTCACTGCGGATTGCTGTTTGCCGGATCGCACGAGCTGGAAAAAACCTTCAATCGTCTGGACATGGAGCAGTGGCACTCACGGCTCCGCCAGGGCGCGGAGCTGCCTGGAGTTTCTGAAGAAGAGGCTGAGTTCATTATCCGCGCCGAACTGGGCGAGCAGCCCAAGGAAAAAATTCAGGGACTCATCAAGAAATGCTACGCCACGGACATGCGTAAGGGCCGCGAGGTGAAATACATCTCCGCTCGAACGCTTTTCTGGTCGATCCAGACCATCCAGGAGCGGCAGCAGCAAGCAAAAGGAGCAAAGGCATGAATAAAACCTTGCCGGAAAGATTGGCCGAGCTGATAGCGGCCGCAGTTTTTATCTCCACGGTCCTCTACTTCGCGGGACATGTAGTAGCCGCGTGGCTGCGTGGATCGTTTATGGCGGTGACTCGATGAAGCAACCTGAATCTTTCGTATGCGACGTCTGTGGCCTGCAAAAGGTTGAATCTAGCGAGTGGTTCATTGTGCTCATCGGAAATTTCTCGAGGCAGTTAATGGGAGAGCAGCCAGAGAAAGTAACGCAGTGCTGCATCGAGTCATGGTCAAACGCGCTGTCTCAGGAAGACGGTGCAAAACACACCTGTGGCTACAGTTGCACGCAAATACTCGTTGAGCGATTCATGCATAAAGCAGTCGCTGCCGGCACAGGAGTATCCGCATGAAATATTGCGACCTTCTTGATGCTGAAATCACGCTGTCGAACGCGAGCCGTCACTTGTCGAACCGCATCGCGTACCTGACCAGCGAAGGGCTGGCGCTTCCACCAGGACCTGAAACAGACGCCATCCAGATGCTCACGGTGCTGCACGCTCGCACGGTGATGGAGCGGGAAGAAAAGAAGCTGCGGGATTCCCGGAGAAAGAAGACGGCATGAATCTGCACACAACATTTCTGCTCAACAATCGCCTTAAAGAGCTGCTTTGCGCTCTCTGGGATGAATACAGGCAGCAGGGATTGAACACAGCTTTAATCCTTTTCCAGTTGCGCGACGAGCTGGGTAAGCAGGAGTTTGCTCTATTCCAGGCGGACCTCGTTCATTTGATGAAGTCCGGTTTCTGCGCGCGCCGCGCCGTTTATTACATCGCTGTTTCTGCTGTGCAACGCACGGAATGGCGTCCAGCAAAAAGACTCAGACAGATTTACGAGCCGGCATAGTCCGGCAAAAAGCCAGCGGCGAGATAAGGCCGCTTGAGGAAATCTCATTGGAAAACGAAATCAAAAGCGCTCCCACTGCCTCAGAGATCGACACGCTACTGCAGCTTTACATCGATGCAGACAAGAACGTGGAGTCCGCGATCGAAAAGAGGAAGGTTTTCGAAGAGCAGATTGAATCGCTGATAGAAGAACACGGGTTTCTTCCTCCTCGCTCAAAGAAGTCAATGCGCATACAGGGCCTGGATTGGAAGGCCTCTCTCAGCCGCAGCCACAGTGTGGAAGTGGATACGCCATCAGTCCTGAACCTGCACACCAGGCTTAAAGAGTGGGGAATGGCGCGCGTGTTCCGCAAGCTGTTCCGCCGCGAGATCGTCTTCGTCCTCAATGACGGCGCTCAGGAGCTGATTGCAACTCTTGCGGCGAAGATGCCTGGCATTGCCGCGAATCTGCAGCTTGCGTTTTCCGGAACGCTGCGGATCGAAAGCAGGTCAACCACACTGAAGGTGGAATCACTGAAGGAAAAAACAAAGAAGTAAACCGGGTCCCCAAGCACCAAGGAGAAGGACTATGACCGAAAAACGCGAAAACCTAAGCCCACAGAGACTATTGGGTCTGGCAGAGATATATCTGCTCGATGGCGCACCAATTACTGCGCTCAGTCTCGTGCGCGAAGCAATGAACAAATTGGATACTGACCTTGCCGAATCGGAAGATCTCGGCGACGTAAGCGATCACCTGCTCAGGAGGCCGTCATGATACGCGACCTCCTCTTAATCGCAGCTTCAGTAGCTGCGCGCGACCTGTGGGTTTATTCAGCCGGCCGCATTTACATGTGGCACCGCGTCCGTGTGACGCGCAAGCGCGTGGAAGCTGAACGGCTGCAGATGCAGCGCGAACGGGATGAACGCGCTGCGCGGATCGCGCCAGCCAAGACTTACAGCGATACGCTTCGCAAATATCCCTTTGAAATCGCCGTAGAGAACAATCACCAGTTCATTCTCGCCACAAGAGAGATCGTCTGCATGCTTCGCGCCCAGGACAAGCGGAGATTCTTTACCTGCGAGCACACAGAGGAGGGAGTGAACTGATGATCACCTCAGGAACAAACACCTTCATGTTCGGCGATGGCGCTGTGTTCATCGTTTCGGCGAAGCCTGGTCGGTGCGGGTGCTCGAGATCGGCATTTCTTTTCATCTCGCGCAATGGATCGACTCACTGCCTCTTCTGTGAACACTTCATGTTCGCTCCCTCGGAAGAAGCAACAGATTCAAGTCCGGACGCGTTCGGCGCGTTCGATAAAGCGATTGTGTAGAGGAAGCGATATGGCCAACTGCGCACCCTGCTTAAAACTCGGTCTTCAACTGGTAGCCCACTACGGCGCGGATAAGGCTAGCGCGAAAGAGCCTGAGTGCTATTACCACCATTTCAATCTGCCGCTGCCGGCGTCAATCCAACAGAAGATCTCCATGCCTAAATCCGTTGAATCAGCATTCCCAGAGATGTCAGCCATTACGGATATTGGCAGCGTTGCGCCAACGCCGGTGAAGGAGAAAAAGCGCAGCGAAACTACCCCGGCAGGACGCGCGGGACTGCAGCCTGACGTGTGCGAGCAATGTTGGGCTGAAGGCCACACCTGCAAGGCATATTGCACCGTTGACGGGAAGCGCCTCTGTATCGACTGCACGGACGGCGAGCCATGCGTTTACGTTCGCAAAAAGCAAACCGACACACGCACGCCAGTACATGAGCGTTACCACGTCACCATACGAGGGGTGAAAAAACGGAAGCCAGCGCTTGCGTTGAATCTTGAAAGCAAAGGAAATGTTGCCTCATTAAATCATGTCGTGGCAGAGCCACTTCAGGATGAAGTAGCGCCACAGAAAGAAGAGGAAAACGGGATGAATAAAGAAAACACTCAGGTTGGCTCATCGCGGAAACGTTGTGCTTGTGGATGCGGTCAGCAGACAACGACAAATAGGTCGCCCTTTGTGCGAGGCCACAATCCTGATGCCAAGAATTTCTCAGGCAAATCAAAGTCTACGCCCCCCCGCAAAATAGTTGCCACTCCAGTAGCGCAGCCCAGCGGCATCGCCACGATCTGCGTGACGGAAGCCAACCTCGACAGTTTCTGGTCGCGACTCTCTTTGGAAGAGAAGGCCAATTTATTCCAGCGTCAGCTTGAAGGAGCGTGATCCATGCCTGGAAAAAGAAAAAAAGATGAGCATCTCTGGCTCGTAAAGGCTTACGGCCTCGATAGCGCGTACTGGATTCTCGCAGGAGCGAATATCTCGTCAGCGGTGAAAAAAGCTGAAAAGTTATTCGCACAAATGGCCAGAAGAAGAGGAGTCTCGCCGTTCCGGATTCTCAGCGTAAAAGCCAGAGGAACGATCGACATTTTTTAAATATGAGACCGGACTTCATCATCACCGTGAAAGGCGCACATGAAGACATGGTCTACATCGTGCTGCCCACGCACACAACCGCGCTGAATTGGATGTTCGCTCACGTCCAGGAATCGGAGCGGCGCAACATGTCGGCTCATCTCGGGCATGAAAGCTTTATGCAATTCAAGAGCGATATGCGCGCGGCCGGCATGAGCTTATCGCAACCAAGTTCCCCGCAACCAGCGGGAGGAGAAAGCACCAATGGAAGAAGCGCTTAAAAACTACTCACTCGCAAAGAGCAACCTTTCCACTGCCGCATCGGGCGTCAGTTCGGCCAACAGCACGCTGTCGTCCGCAGCCAGCGCGCTCAAAGAAGCGATCGACAAGGAAGTCGCGAGTGTTCGCTCATCCGCCGCAACCACAACCGGAGTCTCAGCAGCCTAAATGGGCGAAGAGCAACAACTCGGTTTTGCCGGTATGGGACTGGAGCAAACGCCAGACGCGCACGCACGCAACGTGCTCTATGGCCGCTCCGGTCCCTGGCAGCCGACGAACCTGCAGCGCGAGCTGCTGCGTATTCTGCTTTTCCATCCAGGCGCGCAACGTGCCATTCCTTTGCGCGATTTGATGGTGAAGCTGGACCGCGTATGCAAACCCGCTCCGACCGAGCGCGAAATCAAGGATGCAGCACGCTCCCTGGTTGTCGACTTTCGAGTCCGAATCGGCGCATCACGGAAAGAGCCTGTCGGCTATTTCCTTGTTACTACCGCAGAGGAAGCACGGGATGCAGCTCACCCTTATATATCGGAGATCCGCCAGCTGGCGAAGCGAGTGCGCGTGCTGCTCGATCCGCATGACCTCGGAGACCTGGCCGGCCAGCGCTGGCTTGAGGATCTGCTGACGGAGCCTGAGAAAAAGGAGACTGCATGACGCTCGTTACTGAGCCAATGAACGTACATCAGGCGATTCGCAGGAGCAAGAACGGCCTTGCGGTCCGCTGGAATCGCAAAAGCAAAAAGACTGAATATGCGCGGAAGACAGTGAACGGCGTGCGCATCGTCAGCAGCGTGACTGATCCGACCGTTGTTAGATCGCTGTCACCAGAACAGGAGCTAACCAGAGGCTGGACTCCTTACGATCCAAAGGTGGGCCGATGAGCGTAGAACGGAATCACCGGCAGAAGGAAGTCGCTGAATGGTGTGCAGCGGCGTTCGGAGATGAACACGCTCGCTGCGTTCCACATCGCGGTATTCGAATGCTTGAAGAAGCGCTGGAAACAGCGCAGGCTGCAGGTTGTCATCGCGATATGGTGCATAAGCTTGTCGACTATGTTTTCGATCGTCCACCAGGAGAGCTGCGCCAGGAGATTGGCGGTCTCGGCTTAACCATATTGGCGCTAGCCGAAGCAGCCGGCATCAGCGCAGATATTGAGGAGCGCCGCGAGCTCGAGCGGGTTGAGAGCAAACCCCTGGAACACTTCAGAAAACGCAATCAAGTCAAGAATTCCGCTGCCTTTGATGTGACAAAGGAGAACAGATGAACTCTTTCTCCATGAACGCATCCATCCGAGCGAAGTTTCCCACGCCGCAAAACGATCGCGAGCGACTACTCCAAGTCGACACGATCAATGCGCTTTCCAATCTGCTGGTTGAAGTTGCTGCGCGCCTGGAATCGACAAATCAAATTGTGACGCCGGCAGACCTGCGCCGAGAAGCACAAGCGCTGCGCGATTACACGGAGACGCTGGCGCCTGACACGGAGGTCATCACGCGATGAGCCGTGGAACTGTCAGAGAGAGGATCGAGCGCCATCTTACAGGGCTGATTGCTGCAGCCACTCTCGGCGGCGTGTCTTATAAAGACCTGGAAGATATCCTTCGCCGTCGCATCATCCGCGCTGCGCTGCGTGAATACAAATGCATGTCGCGTGCGGCCGCTGAGCTTGGCATTGGCCGTGACACGCTCCGCGAACGGATGCTTACGCTCAATATCCCTCTCAGCTCGCGCTCCATACAGAAGGCTGCAGCCAACAGGAAACGGAGGGCCGCGTAGTGATCGGCTTCTGCAAAAACGGCCACAACCTGGAACTCCCAGGGGCATTCGTGAACCTGTATGTTGCCAGCGGTAAAAAGCCGCATAAGAAATATTTAGTCCGTCGTTGCAAACAGTGCATGCAAAAAGCCCAGACGAAGCACTACAAGAAGCGGATTGCCGAAGGGAAATGTTGGTGCGGCCGGATCAAAGATCAAGGCAAAACCAGTTGCAACTTCTGCATTCGTAAGCGTCCTCGGCTGGCCAAAGCATGGTACGAAAAACATAAAGCTGAAGTCCTGGCGAAACAAAAACTCCGTAGAAGGAGAGCAGCATGACACAAGGTTCATTCCGTGGATTCAATGGATTCGTCCAGGACGTCTCTCCCAGAGAAGCTTCAGCGCCGAAGCCAGAGTTGGAGCTGGATGAAAAAGTTCTCGTGGTTGCAAGGAGCACGAGTTGCAAATGCGTCGTTACGGCCGTCGCCTACTCGCCTGACAATGTTCGCTCATTCGTGCCAAACAAATGCCGCAGAGACCATGACGCAATCATCAAGAAACTCACAGCAGCCGCGACGTTCCGCGCGCTCGTGATGGCTGATAGCGTCGCCTGCACTCCACAAGTTCTGAAGAATGCAACATCCACAAAGGAGACGAAATGAAACGAGTCGCAAGATTAACCCTGCTGTCATTGACTGTTTTGATAGCAGCCATCATCACCATCACCGCCTGCGGCGGAAATAAAACACCTGGTGCGCCCGGTGTTTCCGCTGCAGTCCGCTCTTTCATCTTTAACGCCAATCCAACCGGCTTTCACATCACGCATGGGTTCGGAGCGTCACGCGCTTCAATCGCCAGCCCATTTGTCGTGAATGCGCAGAGTCCTTCGCCTGGCGGCGGGAACTTTGCCGGCTTCTGCGAGGCAGTTCCTCTGGCCAGCGCACGCGGCGCGACAGTGATCTATGGAATCGGCCGCTGGTCAACAGGCTCCTGCGATGACGCTGCAACTCCTGATAGTGATGTGGGAGTCAGCATTCCTCAGAACGGACAGATCGGCAACCTCACTGTGGACGCCATCGCTGTCTCTGGCGGTACCGGAAATGATTCCGGATCGATGGAGGTCAAGGTTATCCACACTGACGGTACGCAAACCGTTACACAGATCACCTGTGCTCTAGGACCATCAACCGCAGGGCAGAAGCTTCACTGCGAAGACAAGAACGCCACCGATCATGCCGATGTAGTAGCCGGCGACCAGGTCAGCGCGCGCTTCTTCTTCAACGCAGGAGAGCAGTACCGTGCGATCCGCGTCAACGTTGAATATGCAACACCAACGTTTTAACGTTTGCCGCGCGGCCGCATTCCGTCGCGCCGCGTGACACCCCGAGCGAGGCCGGATGCCAGGTTCCGGCTTCGCAATAACAAGAGGAAGGAAAATAACCAATGAAAATTTACGTTGCCAGCTCATGGCGCAATACATATCAGAAGGAAGTTGTTGAACGCCTTCGAGTGCTTGGGCATGAAGTCTACGATTTTAGAGGAACAGGCGACGGTTGGGGCAATGGCGAAAAAGGGCCAGGAGGATTCGGATGGCATGAAATCGAACCAAGCTGGAAAGAACTTTGGACAGCGGATATCGCCAGCTACATCGCCGCATTAGATCATCCACGAGCGAAAGAAGGATTCAAGAGAGACATGGATGCTCTCGAACAATGTGACGCGTGCATTATGGTCAACCCTTGTGGACAAAGTGCGCATGCAGAAATGGGGTGGGCTGCAGGTGCAGGCAAGCTTGTCGCTGTTTACTGCCCTGAAGTGAGAGAGCCTGACCTGATGGTGAAGATGGCCAATCTTGTAACCAACCAATGGAGTTCGATTGAGTTGTGGCTCCGCGTTCCACTTGAGGTCTGACGGCGAAATGCGTGAAGAGCTGCAAAAACGAGAGGGCAAGCGGGGCACGTTCACAGGTACAGTAAAGCGCTTCGGCTCGAAGCCTGCGTATCGCGGTCCCGCGCTGGTCACCATGTTGCTCGTCGACGTATGCGACGAGAGCGGCGCGGTCGTGACTGATCACCTGTGGTTTGTCGTTCGTAAGCAGCTTGCCGAGCTGAATCTGCAGCCTGGAGATAAGATTCACTTCACAGCGCGTGTGCGCAGATACATCAAAGGCTATCGCGGCCGGCGAGATGATTACGATCTGCCTCCAGTGAGCCGCGACTTCAAGTTGTCACACCCAGCGCAAATAAAAAAAGTCAGCAGCGTGCCTCCCGATGTGGTTGGACTCCCGCTGTTTAGAAATCTTTGA